CCCCCTCGGTCCCCAGGCGTCCGGCGCATCTGGCCCTTTCCTACCGGGGGGTGTACCACCCCAGGGCGTGGCCCCGGGTCAGTCCCAGCGCTCTTCTGTCAGAGGATCCTGGCACGCTGGTATTCTCCAGCCGTGTACTTCTTCATGACAATCGTGACACAGAGATAATAAGTTTCGTTCATCGCAGTGTGTCGCTGGATTGTGGTAGTATATGTCAAGTGCTAGGTCTGGCCTTGTCTTCAAGTGGTTCACATGGTGCACGGTGGTAGCCCTTCGGTATCTGTGGTATTTAAGTTTGCACCGCTGGCACTCGTAATGGTCAAGGCGTAGCACATCCGCTCTGACCTCTTCCCATCGTGTCCACTTGTAAAAGCTGTGCGGATCTGTCAATGCGCACTGTGTGGCGTACTGCCGCTCTGTATCTGTCATGGCCCTGTGTCCTCCTCTTCGCCGGGCCGAGCCACGGCCAAAGCCGCAGCCCGAGAAGAGTGACAAGGCCGGAACCCGGCAAGCCCAGCCTATAAAAAAAGCGCAATGCCCATTAGCATCACGCTCTTTCACGCTATTATATTACCACAGGTCATGACGCTATATACGCCATCTTCTCGGATTCAGCTCTCCGATGTTCACGCCTACGATCTGCACGGCTTTCGATACGATCCGCTGCATCTGTCTGATGGAGTAGTGAGCACGGCCCATGTACTCGTAAGGAACGACAGATCTGCCTGACCAGAAGCGCAGACGGATCACAGCCTGCTCATCTTCGGAGAGGTGATCAAGCATATCCTCCACCGCTTCGATCTCGCGCATCAGGCGCTTCGCGTACTCACTCGACAGCAGCAGGGCTTTGTGTCCTGTGGGATCCTTTTCTTTGAGGTTGGCGTCCAGGATCTCCATCTGCCAGTCAGTCAGCCGCTGGCAGTTCTTCGGATACTGTCGGATGGTCGTCTGTATCTTTGACCATGATTCACTGGGGATTCGCATGAGCTTTCATCCTCCTTTGATAGTCCAGTGACCGCTGGATGCAGGTCGGGCAAGTCAGGCAGCCAGGCTTCGGCGCTCTCTTGTAGCAGATCGTGCACAGGCCGATGTGTCTGGCTTCGCGTCTGCGCTGCCGCTGGTATACTCTTATCCAGATCTTACGCTCTTCCGCTGTCATGCTCTTCTCCTTTCCGGCATTCCTTCTGCCACTTGATGCAGTCCACGCCCTTCGGGTCGGCCATGCAGAAGCCTTCCTGGCAGCCCTGGCAGTAGTTCGTGTCGGGCCGTGCCTCATCATCTGCAAGGGCAGTGAGCCACGCATGGATGCAGACAAGGAGTAATGTGCAGCCCATGATTCCGAGAACGGCTTCTGTTGTCATGGCGTCACCTCCATCTTCGCGCCGCACTCGCTACAATACTTATGTTCTCCGATGATATGAGCGCCGCACTCGGAACATTCATAGTAGTACATAGCGTGTTGCACATACATGTCCATGCTGATCCGTTTCCACCGCCCCGTCCTCCGCTTCGGCACTATCGTAGGAGCATTATTTATAGTCTTATGAAATAGTTTCTGTGCTTGTGATGATATCAACCCAAACTGATAGCCATTTAAGGCATCTGCATCAATCAATCTCATCCTTCCACCTCCATCTTTGCTCCGCAGTTAGGGCAATAATTGAATAAAGCCTGCTCATCAGTATGGCATCCACAAACAGAGCAGTTATAAACAGAATCTTTCCACTCAACCCACATCCCAGTCCTCTGCTTCGGCTGTACGGGTGGTAAGTCATTAACCAACTCACCCACATCATCAACCCCATCCCAATATGTCTTATTTGTTTTAGGTTTGGGTAAATCAAACATCGTTGATAATAATTGTTCTCTGCTGATAGCATCTTCGCAAGGTTCTTGTTCTAATGCGGCTATCGCCAGGTCAAGGGCTTCTCGTAATTCTTTATCAATATTATAATACCAAGTACCTACAATGAGTTCATTCCTACCTTTTACTTCTATCCATGATAATACTTTTCTTGCATCTTCGTTTGTCATTCCCTATCACTCCCTTCTGCCTTGTACTTGTCGATAATTTGCAAACATTCCTCTCTTGCATTATTTCGCTCAATCTTGGCTGACGGCATTTCTCTTATCGGAGTATTATTACCATATTTTCCGATAATGCTTTCCATATTCGCTGTTATCTCTGCGCTTATCTTGTCAAGAATAGGTTCTTGCTCTAACGCTTCCAATATTTCATTACACTTCTTTTCATTCCATGTGTTTTTCAGCGCAGGAATCACCCACATTTCAATCGCTTCTTCCCTGTTCATTTATTCACCTCCTGCCGTTCCTTGCTCTGTTCCTCGATTTTCTCGCATACGGTCTTATGCCTTCCGTCATAATCCCTTATGCACTTATAGCAATCAACACACTTCCACTTGCCACTATCCTTTTTGTGGGCATCGTTTGGGTATTTTACCCAACAGGAACACTTCGTCATTCTTCCACCTCCGCTTCATCTGCGCAAAGTTTCAAGAAGTCCGGCCTCGCCTTTTCCTTGATCTCATCGTCAACAGCCTTTATTCCCATTTCGTGCGTATAAACAGGTCTGCCCATTATCTCATCAACGTACTTGTAAAATATAGACAGCTTATCTCCCGCAAGCATACAAACGCCCGTGTATGCCATTACTATTGCCTTTTCTCTATCCGTCATTCATCCACCTCCACTGGCTTTATAAACGGCGTGAATCCGAGTTCCAAACACTTCCGCATCGCTGTGCCCTTCACATCGTCTGGTATCTTCGTACACTCCTGCACAGCTTTGTAAATTCCCGCCTTCATAACTTTTTCATCCTTCGGAACAGGAACACCATATTTCTTCGCATATTCCAACACTCCGCTCCAATCATCATCTACTACTGCCTTTATAAACGCCCTGTCACGTTCCTTCGCAAAGTTCATTCATCCACCTCCGATAAATCATCCACTATCATCTTCTCAAATAACTGCGTTAGCTTCTTTGCTTCATCAGACAATTCATACTTATCGCAAATCCACATATCTACTCTCCCCTCATTGATAGTTGCCATATTACGATATTTAAGATTGATGTTTTTTGCTTTACATTTATATCTAACGCCATTATTTATACACTCTGTACATGGACAAGTAATTGATACCATCTATTCATCCACCTCCATCGCATTTACCGCATCTGTGACTATCTCAAGTAGTTCAGATATAGGATGATCTATTAAAAACCTTACTATTTCTGCATAAATATCATCCTTTTCTGCGTTATCATACATACTCATTCATCTTCCTCCGATAAATATTCTCCCCTTGCTCTCGCCTCTAGGTACTTACCGTATGACAGTCCATGCTTGTGCGCCTTCCGCGCTATATCGTCCAGCGTTTCCCCCTGCTTCTTCTTCGGCACCTGCTGCCGCCTCTCTTCTTCCGCCTCGTTCGTGGGGCTCTTCGTCCGGGTGTTATAATACGATCCGCACTTCTTGCACCATCTGATGCTGGCACCATCAAGCGGCTTGCCGCAGATCAGGCACAGGCCCTTCTCTCTCCGTTCCCGTTCTTCGTCTGTCATTTCTTCACCTCCATAGCGGTCCCACAGCTGGGGCAGTATGCAGTTTGTACATCATGCACCGTGCCACACTCGGAGCACTTGGCGTAGATCCATCTGCCATCCTGATGGTCTATCCAGTGCCCCTTCTTCTGTTTCAACATATCAATGGCCATGCTCATGGCTTCTATGTCCTCTTCACTGACCAGCTCTTCCGGCTCAAACGGCATCCTGATCATCATACTCCCCTTCAGCATCTCGTCCTTCAGGATAAAGAGCCGCTGACTTGCTTCTGTTCTTGTCATTTCTGCACCTCCTTGTTCAGCTTGTTCATCAATGTCACGAGATGATTCGTGATTATCTCCTCCATCTCTGTGCCCTTGTATCTATTCGTAATCTCCGATGCCTTCGCCAGAAGCTCATCCCAGTACTCATCATTCTTTTCCGGGACTCCATAATCCCGATGGAACTCGAAGAGATCCATGTAAGCCTGGAAGATGACATCCTCCCTTGTGATAACTTTAATCATTCGGCAGCCTCCCTTTTTGTGATCGTGATCTCGGTCCTGGGGTTCTCTTTGTCATATCTGACAATGGAGCCGTCCATCGTAGTGACGATGTTCGAGTTATCATCGAGCAGGATCCCAGCCTTGACCATGACATCCAGTGCTGCTTCCTGCAGGTTGACCAGATCGACTCGTCTATGGGTAGGCATGAAGAAAACCATCTCCACGTTGACTGCCTCATCGACCGGCGGATCATCCCACTGTCCGATCAGGAGATGTGATGCTGCCTTCTCATATTCCCGGTACTGCTTCGAAGGGATCACCCTGGGCACACCGTTCACCCGGATGATCTGCTGATGATTTTTCTTGCTGACAGGTGTCAGCTGTATAGTCAGTTTATGTATCATTTTCTCCTCCTGTTTTCTTAGGTGTCGTTAGTGTGCAAATTGCGTTTTACAACTACGGGGTAGGGGTTTCTCTTTTTTGCTCTGAAGCAGGGCCGGGCTTTCCGCCCTGCTTTAGAAGAAAGAAAGATGTCTTTTATAGTTGTATAACAATCTATATATATAAGCGTGCATACAACAACTAAGAACGCCTTCTGACGAGTGTCTCGTTACCCTTTCCACGGCCTCCTGTGATGACCTCAAACTCGTCCGGCATCTCCCTGAAGTAGGTGTTGACCGTCCGTTTTCCGACCCCCATGTATGAGGCAATATCGGATACTTTGACAGTGCCATCTCCTCCCCACTCGACCAGATTCTCATATACATGAATCGCTTCGTCCTTTCGGTCTTCCTTCTGGCCTGCTCTCTTTTCATTGACCAGAGACAGCGGGTCAAACGTCATGCGATTGGCAAGTATGCCTTCATCATCATAGATATGGATCGGGAAGTCGAACCAGATCTCGAGCGGATGCCACGACTTGAACTCTCTCAAGGTAGACTCAACTCTCCAGGCTGTCTTGTCTCCGTCTTCTGCCTCATGGCATAACTCTGTCATGTCCAGCAGGGCATCAGGATCTCTTGCGAAGACGCCGGAACCGCTTGCTCTGTCCATGCTCCTCTTTCCAACCTGTGAGCCTTTGCTGTGATGATGCACGTAGATCACTGCAGCACCTGTTTCGGTTGCGATCCTGTCAAACTGATTGCAGAATACTGACATGTCCCTGGCATTGTTCTCATCCCCGGTGATCACTTTATAAATGGGATCAAGTATTATTGCTATGAAGCCGCCGTCCCTGATCCTGCGGATCAGTCGGGGTGCCAGCTCGTTCAAAGGTGGTGTCTTGCCTCGCAGGTTCCAGACCTGGATCTCTTCGGCCTTCTTGCGGTTAATGTGCCGCGCTTCGAAGATCTCCTCGAAGCGTGTGAAAAAGCTGTTCTTATCAATTTCAAGGTTGATATAGAGCACTTTGCCACGTTTGCACTTTTTCCCCAGCCATTCCGTTCCTGCTGCGATCGCTACGGCCAGCTCCATCAGCAGGAAGCTCTTGCCGGCTTTGCTGGGGCCTGCGATCAGCATCTTATGCCCGACTCTGAGCGTCCCTTCGATGAGCTCGTCCGTCAGATCGTGCGGAGCATCCAGGGCAGCGTTCAGATCCTCTATATCCGGCAGGGTGTCCAGGGCCTCTTCCAGAAAGTCCTCCCATGCAGGGAAGGAAGGCTGGCCGATGTCTTCCGCGATGATGTACTGCTTTTCTTTGCCACGCCACACACCCGGAAGCCGTGACAGCCTGCTGGCGTTCTTGTTCTGTTCATCTACGATGAACTGGTTCTTCTTACATTCCGCATAGAGCTTGTCTACTCGCTGGCGGTACTCTTTCTCGTTCCTGGCATCCACTTTGACAATGGCGTGCACGGATTTCCCGCCGGAGTAGACCAGCATCTTGACAGGCAGCTGCAGCTCTCTTATGATGGCGATCTGCTGCGGTACGGGCATCTTGTCAGATTCGATCAGGGCATACCGATATGCCGTTACGTTTCGATTGCCATAGCCTTCCCCGTCTAAAGGGTTCGGCCGGATCCAGGCCCCAGCGTCATGCTTATAGGAATAGATCGCCCGGGTGATGTCCCCGCCCTTTTCCTTTGCCTTTTCCAGGTTATTCAGCAGATCCTTTGCTTTTACCTGCAGGCCGTGATTTGCAGGGCTCCATTTATCCTCTTTTTCCTTATAGAAGGCATCATAGACAAATCCCACATAATCATCCGGCTTGAATAGTGCCGATATGTACCGGATTGCCTCATCAATGCTGCCGGTGTCATTCCATCCGGCCTCTGATCCGTGGAGCTGGTTCTCTTCGGCTTCGATGTCAAGCCATGCCTTATCACTTACCAGGTTCACACGCTCCGTGGTGCCGTTGGGGTTCCAATCATCAGAGATCTCGCTGTTCCAGTCCAGCGTCTCCATCCCGTCAAAGGGTTCATAGCCGTACCTTCTGGCGATCTCGATGATGGTACCGCCGGTGACTTCTGTGCTGTTGGATCTGCCGAAGCCCTGCCACTTCCTGGAGCATTCGCCTGTGTGGTAGCGTCCGGCATCTTGTGAGCTCCAGCCGTCCCAGACGGACAGATCGAAGCCTTCCCTGTGGAGTGCCATACCGATCTGCACCCATTCTTCGTAGGATGTCCCTGCAGGATCTATGGCCTGCAGAGCTTTCAATAATGTGTCATCCATGTCTTAGTCCTTTCTCAGATATAGTCTTCCCAGCTCATCGTCTGCATCTGCTCTGATGGCTGATATGTGGCAGGATTCACGTCTCTCGGAAGGCTCCAGTTATTCCTTGACAGTCTTGTGAGCATGTTCCCGGCTTCATTCTTTGACCACTTGGCCACGTTCTGGAAGCCGTAACGCTCCAATGTCTTCATCTGTTTTGGTGTGCACAGCCCCGCCTGGATCCGTTTCATGATCAGGTCAAGCAACTTGCTTGCAAGGCCTTTCGTCTTCACTTCGCTTGCTCTGATGCCGCAGTTCTCAAGCGCTGTCAGCTGCTTGTCTGTAGGCGGCTCCATCTCCCAGTCGAAGGTGGGCTCATATTCCGTGATGAAGTCATCATCCAGCATGAGGCCGTAATAGATCGGATCCACCAGCTTCCGCTGTTTCTGCTTCTGTTCTGCCAGCTTCTGGGCCAGTGCTCTCTCGCGTTCTTCGATAGCGTCACGCTTTGCCTGCGCTTCGTCTTTGATCGCCTGTGCCTCTGCATCGAGAATATCCACCATCTGCCCATCCGCCATCATGGCATCAATCCGGGCCGCTATAGCTTCATCTTTTGCCACAAGTACCGCAGGCTTAACCAGGTCATGCTTGGCTGTCATCCACAGGAAGTCAAGGATCAGGGCATCCTTCTTGCCCGTTTCCGGGGACAGCCGCAGGATCCTACCCACCATCTGACTGTATAAGCTTCGGATCTTGGTGGGCCGTAGCACTACGATGCAGTCTGCTGCCGGACAGTCCCATCCTTCCGTGAGTAACATGCTGTTACAGAGTGCGTTATATCTGCCTTTTTCAAAGTCGGTCAGTATTTCTGCCCTGTCTTTACTGGTTCCGTTCACTTCCGCAGCTGAGAGGCCGCGCTGGTTCAGCATTCCGCAAAACTCCTGGGAGATTGCGATCAGTGGCAGGAAGATCACCGTCTTCCGATCCTGGCATCTCGTCACCATCTCATCTGCGATCTTCTCAAGGTATGGCTGCAGGGCGATACCCAGCGATCCGTCCGTATAGTCCCCCATCGAAGTCTTGACGCCGGATAAGTCAATCCTGAGCGGGATCATCTCTGCTTTTGGCGGTACAAGATAACCGTCCTTGATAGCCTGTGCCAGACTGTACTCGTAAGCGATCGAGTCAAAGATCTCCGCCAGCGTCTTCTTGTCTCCTCTGTCCGGGGTAGCTGTCACGCCTAAAAGCTTCGCACCTTTGAAGTGGTCAAGGATCTTGCGGTAGGAATCCGCCAGGCAGTGGTGTGCTTCGTCCACAATGATCACAGAAAAGTAGTCTTCATCGTATTTATTCAGCCTATTCTCGCGCATCATGGTCTGTACGCTTCCGATGGTGATGTCAAACATGTGGCCGCTGCTCTCTATGCCCTTTTCGATACCACAGAAGAGGCCTGTGGAGTTATAGAGCTTATCAGCGGCCTGTCTGATCAGTTCGTCCCGGTGTGCCAGGATGAGCACCCGCCCTTTTGCAGATGCTCTCCTCGCGATTTCAGAGAAGATAATGGTCTTTCCGCCACCAGTCGGGATCACCAGAAGCGTGTGGTCGTGTCCATCGGCCCATTCACGCTCGACAGCATCGACTGCTGCCGCCTGATAATCCCTTAACTCCACTCATCATCATCCCCTTCCTTCGGCTCCAGCCATTCCTTCACATGATTGAAAAACACGCCATCTTCGCGTCCTGCGTCCTTCGTGATCTGCACCGTGCCGGTCTTGCCTACGGTCTTATCCCATGCCATGACCAGCTTCTCTCCGTGCTTCTTCATGCCCAGGCTGCGGAAAAACTGACTGATTTTCCACTCCATCTTCTTGTAGAGCAGGAAGTTTTCCTTGATGATGCAGTCACCATCATCCGTGCTGATCTTGATGGTGATCACTGCCTTGTTACAGCTGGGCGCCTTGCCGCCTTCCTTTGCCTCATGGTAGGCCCTGTCGAATCCTGTCACAGTAAAGTCATACTTGCCAGGTTCGAGCGTGACAAAGCTCCGCTCTTCGCCATCGTCCAGGATCTCGCTGTCCCAATCAAAAACCTCGTTTTCATTACTCATCTTTTTCTCCTCCTATTTCTTTTTTGTAGTTTTTTCATCTGCTATAAAAGGCACATTCCCGTACTTCTTGACGGCATTCAGGAAGGCTGACCAGTTCCCGACCACACTCTTTTCGATGAAGCCCCAGTCCTCGATATCGCTGAACATCCTGGCATCCGGGTACTTGTTCTTTGCATGGAATGTCACCATGACCTGATCCTCATTGACTCCGGCTTCTTCCATCAACTCCCGGAGCTTCGCCTCTGTCTCGTTCTGGATGGGGAAGGGCACTTCGTCTTCCTTCGGTTCCACAGACTTCGGCTCTTCCTTCGGCTTCTTTGCCGGTTTCTTCTCGGGCTCTGCTCCGAACAGATGGGAGATGCCCTTGAAGTCAAAATCCATCATCTCCGGCAGACTATCCCTGTTCTTTGCATCCCATGCAGGGTTATGGGTGGTATACATGACACGCTTTCCGCCCTGGGCCTTCTTGCTGCCAGTTTCGGTCTTGATCACGTAGGTCTTATAGTTGGCGAATAAGACCATGTCAGCCCATTCTTTGATCATGGGCGCCACCTTCTTGGACAGCTTCAGCTCCCAACGGTCATAAGCGCCCATCTCATCCGGCTGTTCAAATTTCCGCATCTGGCCGTGGCAGATGATCACGATGTTCATACCTTTGGACATGCGGAGTGCGTCCAGCTTTGCCAACAGCTTGTTGACTTTTTCCGATGCGAATGTGTAGCCCTTGCCGTAGCCGATGGCCTCGATCCCGGTCACGTTCTGTTCCTGGCAGACCTTGTCATTGATCATCAGCTCCAGCTTGTCCATCGTGTCGATCACAAGCGTCTTATAGCCATGATCCTCTTTGTAGAGCTGGTCGAGATCCGAAAGGACATCATCGAGTGTGTTCGGTGTGTCGAAGCGCTCCACGTCCATCCGGGCCGTGCTCCCTTCCGTGTCGATATAAACCGGCGCGGGGAACTGACTGGCCATTGTGCTCTTGCCGATCCCTTCAGGGCCGTAGATCACGACCTTATACGGGATAGTCTTCTTTCCTTTTGTGATATTCATCTCTTCTCCTTTCATCCGATCTTTAAGTGTTCGCCACGTTCGCCCAGCCGTGCAAAGCTGAACTCTTCACCAGCTGTCAGCGCATCCCTGATGGCGTTCTTGTCTGCCTCAATTGTCACCTTCTTGAACCGTGCCGGGAGCTCTTCGGGTTCGATGAACACCTCAACTGGTGCCTGTCCGCCGTTCTTGACGATCTTGGCACTGATCACCTGATCGCCGGCGTTCTTCCTGCCGCAGAGTCGCATGTATTCCATCAGGGTCTGCTTCATGCGGTCAATGTTGTTATCCAGTGCCTTCACGCCACTCTGAAGCCTCTGTGCCTCTGCCTTCTTGGCATCGCGTTCACCTTCCAGGTTCTTGATGCAGCGACACCACTGCCCCACCTTGTCATCGAGCTCCCCCTGCAGGGCCTCAAAGGTGTCTTTCCAGGCCTGCTCATCCTCAAGGCCCTCGTTCTGTGTGACAAAGTCCTGAAGCTCTGCCACGATCTCGTAAAGTTTTGCCATGTCCTTTTCTCCTTTTCTCTTATTCCAATGCTTCTTTGATCTGTTCCGCCAGGTCTTCCTGGTAATGCACCAGGTCACCTGTGATCTGTTCATCGATGGCATCCGTGGTAATCAGATCGTCCATGTCCGTCTTGTTCCCCTGGCTGTCTTCCAGGATGATCTTCAGATTGCCATTGACAAAATCATTAATCAGCTCCGTGATGCGGATGTACTCTTCCATCAGATTGAGGATCTCATCCTTATCTCCAGTCATCATCGTCATCCTCCTCATCACTGCCGATGTCGATCACCTTCACATGCGGGATGGTGTTCGCTTCAGGATCGCAGGCCGTGCAGTAGTCCAGATAGTCCATCCTGTTGCTCTTGGTGATCCGTTTCTTCCATCTGGCCAGCTTCATGGCTGCCTGTGCGTCTTCCTGTGTCCCCTGTGGATCCAGTGCGGCACCGCATCCATCGCAGACGGGATAGTATTGCCCATACAACAATTCGACCATCACTGCTCCTTTCTGATGTTCTTCTTTGTGCAGATCAGATAGAGGCCCAGCCAGATCCCGACTGCTGCCATGAGGCCCCACTCGAACTGGCCGTATCGGTCCGACAGGTACCACCAGATCCCGATGGACAGCAGGCAAAGGATGATGCCCACAAGCTTCTGCTGACGCATCATGTTGCGCTCAAACTCTCTATCCTGTGCCATTCTCAATAACTTGTGTTCATACTCTGTCATGATCTGCTCCCTTCTTACTGTTCTCTGTCTACCCACTCCACGTATACGTGCGTCCCATATTCGCCTATCCAGCTCCAGGCCGAATCCATATCAAGAACGAAAACGTCGATAGCTGTGCCGTTCTGCAGCATCGGGTGGCCGCCTGTGTCTCTGCACTCCAGCCTTGTGATCACCTCGAGCGTGTCCTGCCGGTATAGGATGCAGTCCTGCCCGATCCTCCAGGGTGCCGAAGCGCACACTCCCGGGTGCGGTGGTGTACCGTCTGCGCAGTTGTTTCCTGTCGGCAGATAGCATGTCATATAGACCAGCTGCAAGCCGTCTGTGTTCTCGGGCTGTGGCATGTCGATCACTGGCATCTGTACTGCTGCCGCTGTCGGTTCCGGGGTCGCTGTCGGTGCTTCTGTGGGTGTCGGCATCAGTGTCGGTGTCACTGTCGGCTTCGGTGTTGGTGACGGTGTCGGCGTGGGTGTCGGAATGAATGCCACCATCTCCACTTCTGCCGCTGTCTGCTCCACTGGCTCCCTGTGCAGTGCGATCGGTGCGAAGCACGCCCCTGCCAGCATCAGGATCACGGCGCCGATGGTGCGGTCAGTCATTGTCAACCTCCCGGAAGGTCAGCTGCACGTTTCCGCTTTTGCAATACTTGACCTCATTCATCTTCCAGCCGTTCAGGTAGACCGTCAGCACCTGCTCATCATCAATCTTGTCCAGCCGTGTCCTGATCCCGATCGGCTCATCGTAGAATGCTGTCATCCTGTCCGGGGTAGTCCGTAAAGCGCTGCAGAGCCTTGTCAGCATATTGATCCCGATCGCCGCCTGTCCTGCCTCCAGCTTCTTCACCAGTTCCACATCCGCATCCAGCATGTCTGCCAGCCGTCTGGGTGTGTATCCGCATCTTTGCCGCTCTGCTCTTATCGCTTCGCCCATCTTGGCTGCTTTGCTCTTCTCTCTCATCCTTTTTCTCACTCCTCTCCGATCATGAAGCTGATCCCGAGATACTCGCAGGCCTCCACCATCTCCCGCAGGCTCCACTCTGTCCTGTTCAAGAGCTTCTGCCCCACTGCCTGTGGTGTCATGCCCATGTATTCTGCCAGCCCCTGCCTCTTTAACCTCTGCCTTGCCAGTTCGCCACGCACGCGATCCGAAAAGGCTCTTGCTGTATGTTCTGCTTTGTTCAATCGCACTCGCGGCATCGTTTTCTCCTTTCTTAAATGCTGTTGGTTGCATTTCCTTCAACCTTTCGGGCAAAAAAAATGCTGTCCCGTTGCTTCACAGTGAGCCGTAATGCTGACGTCAGACCGACTATTTCGGATGCCGTAAACTCGCCTTTCCCGGCTAGCCGGTTATATAGCGTTTCCCGCACCATTCCAGCCTTTTCAGCCACTGCGACCATCGTCATTCCGCTGTCCTTGATGATAGCCTTCAGCTCTTCCAGATCAGTCACTTTATCACCTCCTTTCGTGTCATTTGGTTCAACCTTTTTCAATATAGCATCTGGTTCAACTTCTGTCAACCATTTAAACGATATTGTTGAAAATTTTTCAATAATGTTGTATTATGTGGGCAAAGGGAGGTGTGCATGATGTTAGAGCTCTACGAAAACATTAAGAAATATCGAAAGATGAATGGATGGAGTCAGAACGATCTGGCACTGCGTGTGGGTTATTCCGATAAGAGTATGATCTCGAAGATCGAGAAGGGAATGGTTGACCTTTCACAGACGCAGATCATGCGCTTTGCCAATGCTCTTGGTGTCACTCCGTCCGATCTGATGGGATGGACTGAAGAGTATTATGAAAATGACGCTGCAGAGATGGCACAGAAGCTCTTCGAGAATAAGGACATGCGGCTCCTGTTCGATGCTGCGAAGGATTGCAAGCCGGAAGACCTGCAGATGGCAGCAGCGATGCTGACCAGGCTCAAGCAGACCAATCCTGATGGATGATTATGTTAACCCAATTTATCGGACAGTAAAAGAGTTATCCTTCCCCCATCAACACAAAGGGAGGTGCAAAAGATGGAAGTATATGTATATCTGACCGACCTGCCGGAAGGCATTCACGAAGCCGTCACGCCCTGTCTTGGCGGCTTCACCGTCTATATTGATAACAGGCTGACTTATGAGGATCGCATAAAGGCCTATAAGCATGCCATGTACCACATTCTGAATGATGACTTTGACCGGGACGATGTCCAACAGATCGAAGCAGAAGCACACCATGAAGGGAGGTGATCCACATGTCACGTAAGTTTATCGGAAAATGCAGGCTGTGCAGAAAAATACTTGTATTAGGGACATTTGACAGCAGTGGGTACTGTTCGAAGTGCGCCGCATCTCTGGAGGAAGCTGCAGAGCGTGGCCGTCAGCGTGAAGCCGAAAAGCGCAAACATGAGGAGAGAAAGGCAACGGCCATCATGCAGATACCAGCCTATCCCATCACGCTCTCCGATGAAAAGCGCAGCAGGCAGAAGGGATTTGAGCCACCGACCTTCTCCAACATCACGCCGAAGGGTGACTACCGCAGTTATATTGCCCTAGATGTGGAGACAACAGGGCTGAACGGTGGCACAGACCGCATTGTGGAGCTGGCGGCTGTCAAATTTCAAGACGGCCACGCCATCGAGACATTCAGCACGCTGATCAATCCGGGCAAGCAGATCCCCGCAGATGCTACGGCAGTCAATCACATCACGGATGAGATGGTCAAGGATGCACCCACGATCAGCCAGGTTCTGTCATCCTTCGAGGCCTTCCTGGATTGCTCCGTGATCACGGCCCACAATCTGGAATTTGACCTGAAATTCTTATACTATTCCGGGTGCAGGATCCTTGAGCAGAAGCACAAGTATATTGACACGCTGGCACAGTCCCGGAAGAAGATCAAAAAGGATGAGATATTCGGTTATGCCCTGTCTGATGTATGTGGATACTATCGCATCCAGCAGGCCGGATCACACCGTGCTCTGGCTGATGCTATGGCCTGCGGTGAAGTGTTCCAGCATCTTGTGGAAGAGGTGCAGTCATGACCATCGAAAAACATGGGAATAAGTGGAGAATACGGCAGACAGTAGACGGGCACAGATACTCTGTCACAGTCGATCATAAACCGACAAAGGCAGAGGCGCAGGTGCTGATCACGAGACAGTACACACGCCCTGCTTCGTCATGTCCTAACCAGACATTCCAGGATGCTGCAGAAGCTTATATCAATGCCAAGAATAACGTGCTGTCACCGGCCACGATTCGCGGGTATCACATCATACTGAAGGGCCTGCCGGAAGACTTCAAGGCAACCCGTCTGCCAGGGATCACGGCCATCCAGGTGCAGAAGGTGGTCAATGACATCAGCGGACAGAAAACGCCGAAGACGGTGAAAAACTGGTCTTCCTTCGTGATGGCAGTGCTGAAGTCTGCAGATCTGGACATCCGGCAGCCACGACTTCCCCAGAAGGAAAAGAAGCTGCCATACATCCCCACAGAGGACGATGTGAAGGCCATCTTCGCCGCCGTAAAGGGCACAGCTTATGAGGTACCCTATGCCCTGGCATCGCTCGGTCTGCGTCTGTCAGAGCTGTGCGCCCTGACCGTGTCCGATCTGGACGGCTGCACCCTGCACATCACCAAGGCCATCGTGTTGGGTGAGGGTGATGAGTATGTCCTGAAGGCACCGAAGACCACAGACAGCACCAGGGATGTCTTGATCCCCCAGGAGCTGGCCGATCTGATCCGGCAGCAGGGCTTCATCTACAAAGGCAAGCCGCAGAGCCTGACGAAGCACCTCTACATCCTGCAGGACCGTCTGGGGATCCCCCGCTTCTCCATCCACAAGCTCCGGCACTTCTTCGCATCGTACATGCACATGAAGGGCTTCACGGACAAGCAGATCCAAGAGGCTGGCGGCTGGCGTACAGACAACATCATGAAGACGGTTTACCAGCATGCCATGGAGATGGATGCCGCGAAAACAGCCATGGCAGGGCAGATTTCAGGGCTTTTTTCATAGTCTGCCCCACCACAGCCCCAAAAGCGAAAAACATATCAATGTTTATGCGGTTTTTGCGCGTTTTCTCATGGGGTTCAAGTCCCCCTTCCTGCACTTCCCAAACAATCCCGAAGTACCGCTGAAAAGCCCTTGATTTCAAGGGTTTTTCTTTTTCCCCGCGTCACAAAATGAAAGCTGTTTTTTCGTGAAAAAAGGTCATTTTTCAAAAAATCTGCCCCAAATCTGCCCCACGTTGTCCCACCAAAAATGGAAGGGGGCACGCATCCCCCATGAATGCAGAAGGCCCCCGGATCTCTCCGAAGGCCTCCCGCAATATGGAGAACACGATGGCACGGATGATGCTGTCAGTCTCGGTCGTCGTGGGCGTCCAGGTAGTACACGAAGGCCAACAGGCCCACACCCACGAGCATCAAAAACAGCTTTTCAAGCAGCGCTGTCATGGCTCTATCTTCGCCAGCTTCTTCAGCTGCTCGATGGCCTGGATCACTTTGTCATAGCCGACCGTGGCACACAGGAATGCCAGGAAGACCAGCGCCACGATGCTGACGATCACCTGCGGTGTGACCTCGATGCTCGCATAGATGATATATCCAACGCTTGCCCCTGCCGTCAGGATCACGGCCACGACTGCTGCCAGAATGTTGGCACTGTACTTGATCTTGAGTTCATCCAGGATCTTTTTGACCGCCTCGGTCGTCAAGCTTGTGAAGATGGCCACAGCCACCAGTCCGATCATTAAAACATTGCTATCCATATTTTGTCCCTCCTTATACTCTTTCTGTATAGTCAAGGCAGATCCAGCCCACGCCTGACTTCAAAAAGCCCCAGTTGTCTTGCTGCTGGACGATGGTGAAGGCTTCACCACGATGCACAGTCATAACTATGGGGTAATTCGTGCCGGGGCCTTCCCTGACGTTCAGCTCATCGGCAGTGATCCGCACGATGTACGGCACAGACGGGGACGGGGTCGGCTGCACGCCGGTAGCATACTTGTCGTAGAAGTACTGCCCATAGCTTGCCCTCTTCTGCTTTACGGCTTCGCTCTGATCTTTGGGCCGCTCAAACTGCGTGAGCACGATGGTGCTGGCATCATAGACAGTGGTGGCTGTCCGTAAGCCCTGCAAGGTAGTCTTGTAGCTTGTGCTCAATTCCTGCCACAGCCAGTCCAGCTGCAGCTGAAGGTCGCCAATAGAGCAGCCCTTGTTCTTCTTCATGTTCAGCAGGCCATTCTTCCTACCTTCGGACGTCCACTGCGCCAGCCCATATCCGGCACGGTCGGCTGCAAAGTTGGTATACGCCCCGATGTCCACTGCTGCCGTGTACTGCTCGTCTGTCATGCCCAGTGACTTCTCAAAGGTGTTCTGCAGATTGTTCGGTCGCAAGCCGCTCTCTGCCTGCAGATTGCCCATCATGCCTGCCACGCCGTACTCGTTGCCGATCTTCGCCAGCAGGAAGTCCCAGATGCGTTCCTCATCGTTTTGCGGCTCGGGTGACGGCGTGGGCCGCTTATTCATCGCTGCGATGATGTCACGCTCCACCTTTCCGCTCGTGTGGTAGTCCTTCCACGTAGGGCCGGGACAGTTACCGATGATCATGATGCGCCCATTCTGCCTCACAAGTATAATCCCGGTGTTGACCGACACGCAGGTGACACGGTTTTCGGGCTTCTTGCATATCTTTGCAAGGCGCCTGGTTTCTTCGCCCAGTGTGATGTACGGATCATCACGGAAGGCAACATCCTTTTCCTTTACGCGGCACCCGACATTATTCAGGGCAGCGATGGCGCTCACAATGTCCAGGTTCTCTGGCTCGTTCGATGAATACTTTTTGCCGGCGATGCACCCATCCCACAGAAGAAGCTCATCAAGGAAAAGCGCGGCCTGTTGCTTGTTCATGTTCAGCCATTCCCAGGTGAACCGCTTTTCATTCAGATATTTTTCGCAGATATCATCCACGATGTTCTTACCGTCGTTATAGATGCGGATGCTGACGCTGCCGTTTGATTTGATGTTTTCTTTCCACTGCATCCCGATCTTTGTCAGGATCTCTTTGATGCGTTCAATTTTCCGCTCTTTCTTCAGATGATATTCCAGCCCATAATATGCAAGGCTTCCGTCCTGCCGCTTCTCATACATATAGTGCCCATCAGCCTGTGTTGCTACATAAAATCGGATCATATCGTCGGACAGATCCAGCCCCGGCATGTCTGCTTGACCGGCAACAGGAATAAAAACACCGTGCTTTTTCTGCAGCAGGTTCCCGAAGGTTTCAATTCTCCAGTTAGATGAATACTGCCCACGATAGACCAGCCTGTGATCTTTTGTTGCGATCAGTCCGTGGTTCTCGTATACATCCTGCTCACGAGGTTCCACTTTATCGTATACGCCCTCAAAAGTGATCCTCATGTTGTCGAGGTCGGCACATGCGATCTTGTCGCCGATCCTGATGTCTGACATCGGCACCCAACCACATCGTGTTAGCACTTCTGTGTATTCCGGCACGCATGCGGTAGCCGCATAAAAGCAGTGCAGGGTCAAGCTTCCATCCTTGTTGCCTGTGTATCGCGGCGTGATGCCATACCGTGTGCAGATATCCGCACAGAGCTTGATGGTGGAGTTGTACGCCGCATCCGATACCGGCCACGGATCCCCCACAAAGCTGTTGGAGCACTCGATTGTGATGGCACGCTGGTCATTCCAGGGGCTTGACGATGTCCACGCACGCCTATCTTCTGACACGCCGCCGCATATATCGCCACCGTTGCCCACGTAATAGTTGGCCGATGCCACGTTCCCGTTCTTGTGGGCAGTAGCACAATTCTTGCCAGTGGACACGCCTGCCATGTGGTGGATGGTGATCTTCGTGATCAGCTCCGTCCGTGTGTTGCTGTTCTTGGTGCCGAAGTCAACTATGTCCGTGCACAGCTTTGAGTATGTGCTCATCCCATCGCACCTCCTTCCTTCTTTCCTTCGGGGATCTCCGTGAAGTCCTCGCTGATCGTCAGCTGCTCACCGAAGGCGGCCCGCAGCTTGATGATGTTTTCGGCGCGGGCCTTCCAGTAGTAGAAGCCGGTCGCACTGGCCAGCTCTGCAAAGATGCCCGTGATGATGTAAGACAGCGGGGACAAGTCCATCGTGCGCCACATCAGCACGAAGGATGCCACCACGATGGCAATGGTGGCCAAAGCCACCACCACCAGGATGATTTTTGAAAATTCAAGCGCCTTTTTTTGCATTCCGCAGGGCCTCCACTTCGACCTCAAGGCGGGTGATCCGATCCGCGAAGGAATTATGTTTGCGCACCTCTTCCGTCAGGTCGCTGATCTTTGCGTTGATATTCTCGATGTTCGTCTTGGTCACGGCCTGATCAGTGGTCAGCTTCTGCTCGATTTTGCGGCCGCTCATTACATTCGAGAACACCACGCCAAACAGTGATAAGCCGCCAGTGATCAGTGCAACAATGACATTTTCCATTTTGTTTTATCCTCCTCGTCCTGCCGCAAGCCCCCGCGCCACGGGAGTGGGATGATTACTTTTTCCATACTCCCTCCCCCGTGGGGGATTGTGTTATTTTTCTATGTATGAATAAATTACAGTTACATCGGTTGATAACGCCGCAGAAAAATCATTTGTGCAAACCTTAACATACCAGTGCCCATACTCATTAGTGTACGGGACACACATTAAGGGATTGCTATTTTTTAATGATTTAGTATGTGCTTCCAGTATAATTGTGCTTGAGTCATCAAGATTTCCAAGCCTTAATGCTCCCGCTCCTGCGCCAGTTGTTCCCGTTACTGTGCCCGTTTTTATTCTTTTATTGTATAATTCGCTGTTGCTCGGCACATACGGCGCATAGGTAGGATCTTCGACGCTTGCCAAGCGGATCATGGGCTTGAATATGGTCGGATTCTGCTCTGTGCCAAGGTTAGCTCCATTTATTACGCTTATCTGTACATGCTTTGGACCAGATGCGATATTGTCGGATGGCGTAAAAGGAATTGTTCCATTTCCGTAATCGCTTATATTGTTTGTTCCATTATAATGATAATAGTTCAAATAAAACGTGCTTGCTGAAGCATTTGCTGGTGCCCCGGATAACACAACGGATTTTCCAACAGCGGGATCATCTATCAGTTTTTTATTATTCCAATCATAAAACTGGCAAATAACACAGCCTGTATTTGCAGTTGCTGTTCCCCATACTTTCACGGTTCCGTCAGACATCTGCCGAAAAGTGATTCCGCTGTCTTCCTTGTCTGTCATACGGAATGGCAACATATTTTTCTGCACATCGCCGCTGACATCACCCCATCCGATCTTTTCCTCAAGGCACTCCTCCACGCTCTTGTGGTAGGGTTCGTAGGTGGAATCGGTGACCGTGGCAAGGCGAATCATGGGATAGAAAGTAATTGGAGTAGTTAATATCTGTCCAGACTTGATAATTATTGCGATATTGCTATTATTTGGAACAGGGTCTAAATCAACGGTAAAGGCACCCGACCCCTCGCCAAAATCTCTTGCGGTATTTACTCCGCCATAGTTATAAAACTGTAACCAATATGTAGAAGTACTGCCACCACTAGGACAGCCAGACAAAACGACATTCTTCCCATCAAGCGTTCCATCCACAAGTGTTGTCCCTGTTGATATTAAATGCATCGTTAAAAATGTATCAGCAGTAGCGCCACCCGCTCCCGTGCTGACGGTCACAGATCCATCAGAATTCACGGTAAATGTAATGCCATTTGTGGTAGTTGTAGTTGCATTATTCTCAAGCAGATTCTTCCCCGTCCAGCCCACGGTGGAATCAATGAGGGATTCCATTCCTTCTTCAAGGTCGCTGCTCCAGTCAGCATCTCCCGTCGTGCCTGACTTCTTCGTCAGCACTTGACCTTTTGTCCCGCCACCCGGCAGGGTGCTGGTTCCGTTCGTCACTGTGAACGTGCTGGTGGTTCCATCGCTCATGGTGATGGTGTACGTATCAATATATCCCGATGTGCTGGTCTTCTCCACACTTACGATCGTGGCACCATCATCACCCTTTGCATCAACACCACTGTCTACATACTGCTCGTCATCGCTGTCCCACACATACCAGTGTTCATTATCCCCGATATACGGAGCATGTGCGCTGGCTGCTTCAGCCAATTCTGCTGCCGCTTCTGCTCTTTCTGCGTTAGCCTCTGCAGCGTCGATGATGGCAGGGATCTCGGTTTCACTGATGTCGGTGTCTTCTGACAGTGCCGCTGCTTCCACATCCAGGATGAAGTTCCCGGTGCCCAGCTCGTTGTTGCTGCCGTCCACAATGACCAGCTCACAGATCACAGCACCTGCACAGGCGGTCATCTGACGGGTCACATCTGCCGTCACCACGCCGGCATTGTAGGTGGCGTCATAGCTGAAGCCCTTGTTGTCAGGCTTGGTGCCCTGGATCCGCGCTGTCAAGCTGGCAGTCGTGAAGGGGCTGGTGCCGTTAAACAGCGTAAACTGCAGCGTCCTGCTGCCGAAGTCGTACTGGCTGACCTTGATCCGGGGCGGTACTGCGCCGGGGATGAGATTTAAGTTGATACTCTGTGTGATCATTGTTATCCTCCTTTATGTGGGTAATGATTTATAGAGCAGATCAATGTTATACTGTCTGCCATTGCTTCCGCTGCCTCCACTAATAGCGCCGCCGTTGTTCAGGATGGTCGTGTGGTAGTATCCATAGTTCAATAACTGCATCTCCGCAGCCGCTCCTGCATCAGGATAGACTCGCTGGAATACGATCCACCTATATGATTCAAAAGTAGTATCTATAGGCGGAAGATCCCAAATAACAACCGTCTCATCAGGCAGCGACTTATTAGCATCTATGGATATTCTGACATGAGCAAAAGTCAGATACGGCATTCGCAGCACATCCGCGCCCACCGCTACTCCTGTGACGCCCGTCTGCACGCTGAATGATGTATAATTTATTCCTGCCAGCGGGATGCCATTCAGCCGCAGGCTCAAGTTATTATTCAGCTGAATGAAGTCCCCATCTGCCAGCGTGTAGAACATATTCCCATTACAAAACGAGAAGGCGCCGCTCGACATGTTCCACCAGTTCTTCCCGGCATCGTCAGACAAGATGCCCGCTGTGATCAGCGACGCATTCAGGATGCCGGCCGTGATCAGGGATGCCGACAAGTTGCCCGTGGTGATGAAGTCAGCCACGATGGCACCGTTGGCAGTGATGGCCGTAGAGTATGTCCCGTTGTAACCGTTGCTGGAATATCCAAGCCCCGCCTGATTCCACCGCCACACCTTCGTGGCTGTTTGTTTACTTGCGGTATTCATGATCAGGATCTGATACGGCTTGCCATTCGCGTCTCTGTCGATGACCACATAGCCGCCTTCCTGCCCCGTGATCAGGTCAGAGGCATCATCAATTGCCTGCTGAAGGTTCTGTGCTGTCTGCTCGATCTCATCGCCCAGATCTTCCAGCTTGATGTCGATATTGTTGATAATGGCCGATGTCTGCCGCTTCGTGGCTTCCTGTGCGTCCTGGTTGTTCCGCTGGATGTCCACGATGTTCTGTGCCAGGTTGGTGCGGGCCTTGCCGATGGTCAGCTTCTCGAAGCGATCCAACAGCACATTGTATTCCGTCTTGATGATCTTGGCCTGCGTGGCGATCCCGAAGCGCTCAAAGAAGATGGTGACGGTGTCACAGATGGCGGCCTGTTCAAACAGTGCCTTCCAGTCCTTGTATTCTTCCGTGCTCCCCAGGTCAATGAAGCTGACCTCAATGGCGGCATCCGGCACGCTCTCAAGGTTCGCCGTGACATAGGCCGTGGCAGCTGTCCGCATCGCATTGATCAGTTTCGTCTCGATCTGTGCTTCGGTGTCGCTCGGGTTCGCATCCCGGATGGCACCCTCATCGACCATGCTGGACACGTCGAGCGCTTTGTCTCTGTATGTCCCGTCAACATGCCCACGCTGTGCCCAGATCGTCACTTCCGGCAGTGTCAGGCACTTCTCCTCTGCGTCGATCAGGTACGGTGTCACGCCGGTGATGGTGTAGTCGTTGTCCTGCTCCTGGGTGATGTCCTGGATGTTCTTGCCATAGAGCAGACGCAGGCCGCGATCTGTGCCGCGATGCGCCCACAGCTTCACGGTGAAGTTATCCCATTCCAGCTCACCGCCATAGACATCAAGGATGCTGTTCTGCCTGCCCCCGATCCAGTTGCGGAAGGATGCCGGCTCATCTACTGTGAACAGGGACGATGTGGACACATCTGACCAGGTCGTGAAGTCCCCGATGTTCGTGGCATGGGTGGCCATGGATGACAGTGCATCACTGGCAGACACGCCGGAGCACGGCAGCACGGTCGCATAGGCCAGATCATAGCTGATGTGCTGGGCATAGACTTTGAATTGCTTGTTCAGCGGCTTGGTGATCTTGTAGATCCTGAATATCTGTTCTGTCCCGAACACGGCAGGCTTCGCATAGATAAACATGTTCATGTCGATCTCGGAAGCATGGATGCCCGTCTCCGGGTAAGTCATCTCAAGCTCATAGGGGCCGTTCCGCTCTTCCGTGACGATGCACGAGATGGCATCGGTCAGCTTGCCCAGGCCGTTACTGGTAAAATATGATTCATCTGCAGCATATAATGTAGGGATCATAAACACCACCACCTCGGATAAATATCAACCATACAGCCACCGATCCAGTACCCAGCCTGCGGGTATGGCGTGAAGCTGATCGTGTTCACCCCGGGCTTCAGCACCGGGAAGACGCCATCATCCAACACCAGGTAGCTGTTCAGGTTCGCCTGATCTGTCTCTCCGTACACGTTCTGCATCTCACAGTCGATCAGGATGGGCTGCAGCACGCTCGGGGCATTGATTGTAAACTGCACATCGTTGATGTTAAAGACCACCTTGGTGCAGTTCGAGTCCATCGTCAGCTTGATGGTCGGCAGGGCGTCCTGCTCGGTAGGGTTCAGCACGCTAAAGGAAGTAGCCATACCAAAAGAGCCGGCGCCGTCAATGATCGCTTCGCCGCTCTTCAGCCACCTCTGTGGCATGCAGTCGAAGGACAGGTCAAACTTTCCAGCCACCAGCTTGTCCACCGGCTTGGCTGTGAAGGCTCCGTTCACCCTTGCCATGCGGTACTCGTCCGGGTGATAGGTGTCCTCCAGTCTGGAATACCCCCGAAGGGTGCCCAGGAAGTCCCGCAGGGCGTCAATATTGCGCCCGAAGTCTTCCACGATAAAGGCGGGATATTTCACCGTGACATTTTTGAAGCGCCCGTTGTCCAGTGTCAGATCCCCGTTCCTTCCGGGGATGGCCACGCTCTTGACATCCCGCGCCGGGGCATTGTAGGTGCCATTTCCGCTGATATATACACCAAAATCAGCCAGGTCACGCCCCGCTATGATGATGTGCTGTCTGCCTAATACCATGCCGATCTCAACCTCCCGACCTCGTTGCTGACGCTGTCAGCCACTGCCTGCGCGATCTCTGCAGGGTTCTGTGCGTCTGTCGCATACACCTCGATGTTGATGGGTGTGTTGTTTGTCACGTTGTTGCCGGCGCTCTGCGTTGTTGCGCCGTTGTTGAAGGTGTTATTCTGCAGGCCGTTATAATTGCCCAGGTCAGGGATCTCGGGGCCGATAGACTGCAGGGAATTGCCGCCGCCTGCTGCCGATCTGCCACCACCACCGGCGCCGACACTGCCTGCCGCTCCCGCCGCACTGTTTGCCGCCGCTGCCAGTGATGCAGCCGCTGCCTGCACAGCCGGAAGCATTGCATTCAGACCGTCCACAAGGGCCTCACCGATGCCGATGCCGTATTCATACCAGACATCACGGTCCATAGTCAGTGCTGCAGTTTCCTGCATAGTCCTGCCAAGCTCTGCAATAATCGACTCGGCCTGCCTGATATTGTTGTCAATGCCCTGCACAAGGCCTTCGATGATGTTGATGCCGAAGTCTTCGTACACTTTCGACGGGCTGTGCATCTGGTTGTCCGTCTGAAACTCTTCCTGCATGTCCTCGGACATGGTCTGCACGGCATCGGTCACATCTTTCTCGTGATCCTCAATGGCCTTGACCACTCCGCTCGGTACGCCTTCGCCGACCTTCTTCCAGCTGTCCATGGTCTTCTGGTGCTGGACCGTGACGCCGTTTTCCAGTGCGCTGTTGTAAGCTTCGTATTCCTTCTCACCTAACTGCCGGTAGTTCTCCTCGACCATGACAAGCGTCTCGCCGGGGATCGCCAGGGCTTCCTCGAACATCTTGGAAGCGTTGGCAAGCTCTGCAGCGCTCATCTGGTTGAAGGCCTGCACATACGCTGCGCCATCCGGCCCCATCTTGGCCAGTTCCTGCAGCATACCTTCCGACACGCCCTTCCGGGACAGATCCTGCAGATTCTGCGACCAGTTCTGCAGCCCTGCCACCTGTTCCTGCATGTTCTTCAGGATCTCTTCTTTACTCTTGGAAGTCTGTGCCGTGTATTCGTCAAAAATCTTGATCTGCCCGGTGATGCTCTTCGTTGTGGACTCGATCATGGATGCCCAGCTTTCAGAGATGGCATCTGCCGCCTCGTCATAGCCTGCAGCCGCCTCAAGGGCCGCATTCGCACCCTGTCCCATAGCTGCGGAGCTGGTCCCGATCTTCTCGGTCAGGTAGTCCTGCTCGTTGCCCAGTTCCTGCAGACGGGTCTGCATCTCATAATAAGGACTTGTGGCCGCAGAGCATTCCACAGCCGCATCCATCTGTGCCTGTCGCAGGGCTTCCAGGTTCTCCTGCTGTGCCTGGTATTCCTGGTTGGTCAGCTCGGAGATGTCCTTCAGGTTCGCCTCTGCTTCGTGGTATGCCAGGGCGGCATCCGTGGCACGCTGTTCGGCAGCAGCCACCTCATCTTCCATGGTGGCCATCTGCTGCTCGATCTCGATGCGCTCCTTCATGATCTCGGTCAGCTGTTCCTGGATGGCCGCCGCTTCTGCCTGCCGGAGCAGGGCTTCTGTGTAGCGCTCGACCTCATCCGCTGTCATGCTGATCGCGTTGGTCTGTTCGTCATAGGCCAGATTCAGCTCCGGCATGATCGTGTTCAGCTCGTTGACGATATCACGCACACGCCCGGATTCTGTCACCACGTTGCCGTTCGCATCCACATAGCCGCGCAGCTCGTTGGTCAGCTTGCCCACAAGTGCCTGCTGTCCAGCCATTGCCGTGCGGTCAGCGTTGCGGGCTTCTGCGCTCTTCCGGCTGGTGTCGATGACAGCGTTGGCGCTGTCCACCAGTGCCTTCTGCTCTGCGTTCAGCCTGTTGGTGCTGTCAGACAGACGCTTGTTCTCTTCGTCCATCTTGTTCATGGCACTCTCAAGGCCGACATAAGCAGCCGTGAGGACCGCGATCACAGCGACCACTGCCATGACCTGTGGCGGCATGGTAGCGATGGCCGTGCTGACCTTACTGATGACATTGATCAGGGCACCCACGCCGGTGGCGATCTGCCCGATGATGATCAAAAGAGGACCGACAGCTGCGACGATGGCAGCCACCTGCACGATGGTGGTCTTGGTTTCCTCATCGAGACTGTTCAACCAGTCAATAAACTCTTGTATTTTTTCGATTACCGGCAGCAGAGCCGTGCCGATCAGCTCACCGAAGGAAGTGCTCAACACATCCAGGCTGCTCTTCAGCTTCTCCAGGGAACCGCCCACGCCGCTCATCATGGCCTCTGCCATCTCATCGGTGGTGCCGGCGCAGTCATTCAACGCTGCAGACAGCGTCATGACCTCTTCCGGGGCCGTGCTGATCAGTGCCAGCCAGTTGCTCATCTGGTTCTTGCCGAAGATAGCAGAAGCCGCCGCCAGCTGTTCCTGTGCGGATAGCTGTGCAAAGGCATTGTGAAGCTCACGCTGGACGGTGATGCTGTCCTTCATGTTGCCGTCTGCGTCAAAGATATTGATGCCCAGTTCCTTCATGGAAACTGCCGCTTCCTTGCTGGGCTTCGCCAAGCGTGCCAGGCCTGTCTTCAGAGCCGTGGCTGCCGTGTTGGCATCTATGCCGGCATTCGCCATCACGCCCATATAGAGGGACGCATCCTTGACATCGTAGCCTGCTGCCTTGAATACCGGCGCCGCGATGCTCATGGAGCTGACAAGAGCATTGATCTCAAGGGCGCTATTATTACAAGCAGCCGCGAATATATCCGCATACTGCTCGGTGTTCTCGAAGGCATCGCCGAAGCCATTGATAGTGGCCACAAGGCCTGCCGATACAGTTGCAAGCTCCCCGCCTTCACCTGCTGCCAGATTCATTGCCGGAGCCAGTGCTGCAGCGGCTTCTTCAGCGCTCAAGCCTGCCCGTGCAAAGTTCAGCGTGGCCTGTGCCGCTTCGGACATTCCGAAGACCGAGTTGCTGGCGGCATCCTTCATGGCATCGTTCAGCAGTTCAGCCTGTTCGGCTGTGTTGCCCATGGTCTTGTTGGTCAGCTGCATGGTCTTATCGACCTCTGCGAAGCTCTTCACAGCCATGGTGCCTGCTGCCACGATGGGCAGGGTCACGGTGGTAGACAAGGTCTTCCCGACCGCCGTGATCTTGTCACCGACTTCTTTCATTTTGTTGCTGACTTCGGACATCTGCTCCTTGATGCTCTTCGCACTCTTGGTGCCGATGTTTCCGAAGTCATAAAACTCATCTTCAAGCTTTTTCAGGCTCTGCTGGTTATCAATGATCTCGCGCTCAAGGGCTTTCTGCTCTTCCGTCACCTTGCCGGTAGCGTTGGATTCTTTCATCAGTTCCAGCGCACGCTTCTCTTGAAGGATCTTTTCCTCGGTCGCCTTGATGGCAGCTGCAAGCGCCTGCTGCTTCTGCTTCAGCAGTTCCGTGTTCGTGGGGTCGAGTTTCAGAAGCTTATTAATGTCTTTCAGGTCGCTCGTAGTTGTTTTGAGCGTATTGTTGACATTCTTCAGGGACTCCTGAAGTTTTGTTGTATTACCATTTATGTCAATAGTAATTCCCTTAATTCTGTCTGCCATAGCTTAAAACCTGTCAAAATCTCCTTGTGCCGCCAGTTCCCGATACTCACAGCGGTCATTTCCTGCTTCCGTGATGATATCCATGACCATGCCTTCATCCAGGTTGTCCAGATCCGCGATGGTCAGCCCCGCCTGGAGCGCACGAAGGACAAACAGGGCGGTCGTTATTTCCCGCTCTGTCCGTCTGCCTTTTTTTTTGCGTTTGCGGTGGTTTCTTTGTTGCCGTAGTATAGATTCATGATATCTATGCCGGCTTCGATCATATCTACAAACTCAAAGCCGTCCAGCCATTCATCAAAGTCGGCAGAAGACAGCTTGCTCATGTCCTTCTTCTCTGCCGATGCTGCCATGATGTAGGCCAGGCGCTCATACAGTTCAATGTTTCCGTAGCTGTGCATATCCTTACGGGCGATATCAAGCCGCGCCAGCAGGTCTTCCTTGAATACTTCCCGATATCTCAATGCAGTGGCTGCCGTTGCCCGCATCGGGATCTTCTTTTCGCCGATCGTGATCTCTCTTTCCATGTCCTCTTCTCCTCCATAATGTTCAAAAGCCGGGACGGCCATCTGACCGCCCCGGATAAAATTGTTTTACGCCGTAACCGTGACTACCTTGGTGGCAAACACGGAAGCATCCGTGGACAGCTGTGCCATGATGACACAAGAGCCAGGATCTACGCCGGTGACTACGCCACTCACAACGGTCGCCACTGATTCGTCGTTCGAAGACCAGGTAACAGTGCCGCCTGCAGGTGTCGTGGTAGCCGTCAGGGTGATCGTCTCACCATCTGCTACGGTGTCAGGGCCGTCAATGGCCACAGCGCTGGTGGAAGTGCCGGGCACATACACAGCACTGAACCATGCGTTGTAGGTTGCGTCGGTGGTGTTGTCGTCGGTCTTGGACTTCACCACGTTCTTGCCGATGCCTGCGAAGTACACGGTGGCAGCATTGATCGTGATGGACTCGGTCTGTACCTCGACAGCCTCTTCCTTCGTCTGGCCGCTGATCTGCGGACGGGTTGCGGTGCAGTTGTACAGAACATGGCGCACCTGCTTGACATCGCCGTCAAACTCGAACATCAGGGCGAAGCGGCCGCTCTGTGCGTCAGCATTCTCGACCAGTACGCCGTTGCTGTCCTCGATATCTCCGAGTGCATGCTTTCTGAAGTCTGCAGGGATCAGTGCGCTCTCGAAGTCGCCCTCATACCCGTTGTTGTTGTTCAGGACATAGTACTTGATGCCGTCTGCATAGAAGACAGTAGCGTCACCGCTGGCATCAAGGGACAGGCTGACCGCTCCGGGCCATGCCTTCGGCTCTCCGAAGATGGGAGCGCCGTTGCTGGAGAATGACACGGGTGCCCAGTGCACATTCTTCAGGTTGTACTTAACTTTATTTCCCATGATATGCTCCTTTCTCGCCGCTTGGTCTACAGTTCGTAGAGGGTTTCATAAAAGTCCTCTGATTCGATGTAGGCGGTATCAGCGGCGATAGCAAAATACAAGCCTGCATCTGTCATGGCTTCCTCTGCGGCTGCCATGATATTTATCATTTCATCCGGGTCGGATGCGTAGATCTCGAAGTCCACGTTGTCCCCCCGGTGATACACTATGCCGTCTGCGCTGAAGTTGTCTGGCGCCACACGGCGATACACAGCAAAAGGCGGCTCGACTGCTTCAGACTGCTCAAAATGGTCGTATCTGAAGCCCACAATCAGGTCATCCTTGACCAACTCTTCACATATTCCCTTGATGATTTCATCCTTCTGCAAGCTTCTCCACCGCCTTCTCAAAATTCTTGACTGCTCTTTCCTCTGCCGGTCCGATATGCGGGAATGCTTTCACATGCCCGATGGTCCTGCCGCCACGCCGCAGTGCATGGCCTTTTTCGAGCAGATGCGTCAGCTGGTAGCTGGTCCTGTTGTGCACTATGGCCTCTGCTGACAGCCTTGTCGATGTGTCCTTGACCGCCCAGCCTTTGCGATATTTCCCGGTTCGCTTCGGGGAAGCATTCCTGGTTTCCCGCTTGGCCTCATTTGCGATCTTCTTCACCGCTTCCTTCATGCCTGCCGTGACATGGTCGCCGTAGGCCTTCAGGATCTCGTTCACGGCATCAGCCAGTTTGTCCGCTTTGACTGTTCTGCTCATTGCTTGCTGCACTCCTGATCTTCACGTTGACTCGCTCCAGTTCCAGAAGGTCCACATTCCGCTCGGGCTTGTACTGGATCCGCTGGATGCGGTACTGCTCATCACCGCCATTGATGACCACAATGTCCATGCGGTCGATCTTGCCGGAGTGCGGCACCTTCACCAGCTGATCCACCCGATTGCTCTTGACGCTGTTCTGTGCTTCGTAGTACCGATGCACGCCGACGCTCTGCATCTCGATCCGCAGGTGCGCCTTTTGTTCGCCAAGGGTGCGGCCCGCTTCGGCAAAAACATCTATGTACCCGTCCGGGTATGTCTCAACCTTCTGCTGCGGCCGCATTGTCTACCTCCCAAAGCATCCGAAGCCCCACGATGTCGGAGCGGTAGTTCGTCTTGAAGTCTGCCACCGATCCGCTGCGATCATAGAGCACATAGTTAAACAGCAGCTCCTGGGCGCGAAGGTTGACATTCTCGCCTGTGAAGGCCGTCACCTCCACGCCCGTCTTGCCGGATATGTAAGCAATACCGCGACGGATCATGCCCATCAGCTGGTTGTCCATGTCAGAGTCTTCCCAGGTGATCCCCAGGTAGTTCTTGACTTCGTTCAATAAACTTGTAGGCACATTGATCGCGCTCATCTGCTTCACTCCTTATTTGCTGCTCTTTTTGGTTTCCTTCTTGGCTTCTTCCTTCTTCTCGGCAGGCTTTTCAGCTGCCTTCTTGATGTCGGTCGAGCCAAGCTTAACGATACATCTGATCATGTGGCACCTCCTTATTCCGTCTCAAGCGTCAGACCGCTCAAGCTATAAAGCTTCTGGC